TTAAGCGCTTTGTTTTTTTGCATAATACTGTTTTATAATCTCGGACTGGCTAATCATTTGATCTATAACAGATTTCTCTTGTTTCAAACACTCAACCATTTCTATGTATTCCTTTTCTCCACGTGCCTTAACAAGTATACGTTTAACATCCTCATTCATATAGAAATCATCAAATGAATTTCGAATAGATATAAGTTGCAACGGGTTTATTTTTAACTGGGTTTCCAAAAAGGTTAAAGCTTCTGTTACTTTTCCAAGTCGATAAAGACTTTGGAATTTTATTGACCAAGTATGTTCTGAAGATTTTTTTTGTATCTCGGCCAACCATAATCTTCTAAGGCATTTTTTATATTCGCCTCTATAATAGGCATTATATGTATCCCTCCATTTATAATTCCAAGCTATTTTAGTGTTTATTGAGATATCAATATATTTAAACGACAGAACAATTTGCTGTAACTTAAGAAACATTTCGTAAATTTCAAACATATTGTTTGCCATATAAGCAAGGTTAGGGTTTACAGGTTTAAATATTTCGCCACCAATGATTATGCCACTATCTCCCCCATAGCTATATACTCTTATTTTTGTAATTATCTTTTTAATTAAAAGAATTTCATTTGCTGACAAAAAATTGGTAAACATATAAATGTTTTTTGCTTTTTCGCACATTGAAGTAGAAAGTTCTTCAAATCTCTCTCCAATGCACAGATATTTAGTTGCCATATCGTCATATAGATAGCTTTCATTAAGACATTTGTTTTGCAACCATTTCTCAAAATCTTCTTTTGTAATTTTTCCAGCATAAATTTCGGACTGTATTAATGAAGTTGGAGATATGTGCTCACTAAGTTTGAATGGTATTTGGATATAGTAGAATAAATCTTGGTAAAATTCATATATATCAAATTCGACTTTTGGACGTATCCTTTTTTGCCTTTTCCAGTCTGGAATAAAATTAAATACAATCCAAAAAATAAAGGCAGCGAGTAAGGAGAAAATAACATTTTTAACAAGTTCATCTAGTGTTATTACCCTAATGCAATGTATAATTTTGTTAATATTAGAAATGAGGCCATTTATAAGGCTCATTATTTATCCCTCCTTTAATCACATTATTTAAAAAAATAAATAATTCAGTATCTTAATTATAGTTTTAAATGGAAAATTATACAAGTAAAAAAGTGTATCTCAATCAAGTTCCCGGCCAGAGAAGTCCTGGCCGATCGGGAAGCTTAATTGAGATACTTTTTTATTTTATCTGACGGAAGAAAATATCATCCAGTTTATATACATCTGCATCCATCATCCGGTATTGGTTTGCCATTTTTACATAATCCCTGGTAGTAGTGTAATCACTATGACCCAGCATATCACGAAGAAATTCCAGGTTTCCACCACCGACCAGATAGGAGACAGCAAACGTATGTCTTAATAAATGCGGATGCAGCCTTTCAACACCTGTCCATTTCCTTATCCTGAAAAAGAGCTGCTTCAATACATTATAGTTGATAGCTCCTGAGCCATTTGTTTTAAGAATCAGTGCGTCCATAGGTTTAAAATCACGATAATCTAAATAACTGCGTAAGTATATCCTTAAATTCCAGGCCAGGGGAACAATACGGGATTTGTGATTCTTTGAATCTTCTATTAATATGTAATCTTTATCAAAGCAGATGTCCTTTACCTTTAAACCAATGACTTCCTCACTTCTTAGACCACCATCAAGCATAAGATGAACAATGCATAAGTTTCTAAGTCCCATTTCAGTTGAGTTTAAGAATACCTGATCTAATGCCTGAACCTCATGACTATATAAAGGAAGCTGTATCCGGGAATCATTGGTTGGAAGCCGGGGCCTTTTAAATGTAACCTCACAGTCCAGATCATCACGAATGTAGTTAAAGAACACCTTAACAGCTCTGGTATAGATTCTGATGGTAGAATTTTTTAGGTTTCCTTTCTTTTCTTCCCCGATCTTAAACGGATGCTTTTCATATTTGGGCTTAAATCTAAGATGCTTTATATAGCTTTGTACGATGTCAGGAGCCAGGCTATCCACCGGAATACGGTCAATCGGTTTTTTAAATTCCGATTCCAAAAACTCAAAGAAAAAGCTTAAGTTCTGCTCATAATATTTACAAGTACTATTATCACAATAAGATTCTTTTAACCCCATAAACTTTTCAAATGCTTTTTTAACCGTTATCTTATTCATTCGTAAAATCTCCTTGAAATTCATTTTTGCTCATGCTATTATGATTATAGACTTCACCAGTTGTTTTATCTATGATCGTGAGTTCAGACCTTGCAGTATATGTAAGGTTGCCTGGCAGTTCATCCGTGTTGAGCTGCTGGGCCTTTTTTGTTTTATACCGTAAAGCCTTTTCAACATCATTATCATTTAACGTACAAAGTGCATCTACAACGTCCTGCATGATATCATCTTCATTCATACCCTTATTATAAAATCCTAACGTTACAATACTATTGATCGCCCGTCGTTTCACCAGATCAGCATTTAGATGGCGGCTATATTCCCGTACCAGCTTAAGCTGCTTCGGGGGAATGTGTGTATCAACCAGTTTACAACTACGCAGAGACTTCCAGAAGCCACACATTTCACGGCGAGATTTATTCACATCCCCTTCCGGTTCTACCATACGAAATACATAGTTTGTCAGATAATCCATAATCAGTTTCCGATTGTCCAGGTAATCATAAATCCTTTTAGCGGTTAACTTTGACTTATTATCACGAAGCGGAAGTAGTACATAAGACTTTGAATGGCGGCGGCGTGTCTGATATTCTACATTCATAATCAGGTTTACTTTTGGTGTAAGAGCATCAACAAATTTCTGTAAGGTATCTTCCTCCATGGTCTGCTCCCCAGACAAGAGCCTGCGGCAGACTGACTTTGCACTTTCATCGGAACCATGTTCCAGGTAGAAGGAAGCACGGGCCATATTAAGGTACTGCCAGCTCCTGCGCTTATAACATTCTTCATAAACGTGTAGATCATAGCGGTTAATCAGGCCATTGAACAACCAGAAGTAAAAGAACCAGCCCTTATAACCCATTTCAACAACTTCTTTGCTTTTCATATAGATTCGTACAAAGACTTTATCCGTTCGCTTTCCCAGTGCAACATAATCAATTTCATAATCTTGACTGCCTTTCTTCTCTGTATGGGTGACAGCATCATTAAACCGATCTACACGCATTTTGTAAAAGTTTTCAAGGGAAAAGAAGCGTTCTGGATTACTTAGGTAGTTGCTATGCCAGCAATAATCAATTCGGTTTTCCTGGGCATAGGCGATCTGTAAGCCGAAATGTTCAGCTAATGTCTGGACATAATCATAAGACCGTTCAAATGATTCATTAACCCCGTATATCCAAAGCATATAACTTCTGATCTGTACCACCAATTCACAAGTGACGGATACCGCCGAATCGGAAGATTTAGGAACCACAGGAGCTAAGAAGATATCAAACCATTCAGGATATTCCAGGCAGACATTATACATCTTTGCAAAACTGAACGGTCTAAGATTTAAGAAGAATCCCGACCCGAACTCAAGACGCAGGAAGTCAACGTTTACATTTTTTGAGAGCTTCCGGTTCACATCATCAAAGTATTTTCGGAACTCCATGACTTTCATATCCAAAGAATCAGCGGTAAAGTCATTTACAAATTTCACAGAATAATAAAATGTATCAATGTTATGTAGAAACTTAGACTTCTTAAAATCAAACCAATACTTTCTATCATTTTCACCCATCTCATTAAAAATAGATGATTTTGAAAATTCTCTAGTCTGTATCATTTTACACCTCACTTTAATTAACTAAAGTTTTTGGGGAGAAGGGCTTTTCCCCAAATTTTAAAAACACCTTCCAGCCCTTGTATTTCCTAGAAAAAATACGAATTTTCCATGTATTTCCAGACCACGTTTTACAGGCACGTGGTGAGGGGGTTTTTGGTGTTGACGAGGGCGCCCGGCGCGTTCAGGGGCCCCGGCTACGCCACCCCTATCCGCCCTGGGTGCCCTCGTCAAACAACTTGTATGAATCGTACATACGATAGTACTTCTTGCGTCCGTAAAAAAATGAAGTGCCGCATTTTTCCTTGACCCCATACCAATATTCAACAGAAATAAAAAGGGGATGACCAAGAGAAAAGAGCCCCAGGAAAAACCCTACCATACCAAAGTTGTTTATCTTTCGGTGACGGTATTCGTATTCGATTAGGCTGCGGATTTGACGATCTACCAGGCGGTCAAACTGGCTGATCAGTATAATATGATAACCATACTTCCGGTGTTGGGTGAAAAAGTTAGCCCATTGCTGGCGGCTCCGGTCATTCCAGGAGCGGCAGTTGAAAATAAGCTGGCACTCATCTATGACAAGCCAGGTCTGACCCTCAATAATCTTTCCCCTCTTGTCCCGACGATGACATAAACGGGAAAAGTCCAGGAGCCAGTCAACCGTTAGATCAAAATTATCCTTGTAAAAGAAATAGCCTTTTTTCTTCGCTTTTATCAGATCGTAATTGATATCAAAATTCGCTATCACATTCTTTCCGTGATTCAGCTGAAAGTAAATGTCCTTTGCAACATGATAGGACTTTCCAGAGCCGGGAGTACCAGAATAAAAATAAATCATAAACAAACCCTCCTTGTATCTCATTTTTGTTCCTGGCCGAGCCCGATCGGAGCCAACCGGTGATTTATTTGAGATACATCATTCAATCATTTTTACCCAACGAAGGGCAAGCTGCACCAGGTAAAACAGACCAACCGCCGTAACCCAAAGCTGGGTAACTGCGATAATCTGCGCCACAGGAACAAAATAGTTTAAGTACCCTAAGAAGGGAATCTTATCAAGCTGACTTAAAAATGATTGAAATGGACTGTTAGGAAGAAATACAACACAGGCATTGGCAAGCTTTATTAAGATGTACCGGATTTGTTCTAACATAAAATCACCCCTTTACTAGATTTCTGGTAATGACGATCAGACAGATACAATAACCAATCAGCGTTGTTATTCGAACCAGCATGACCATAGGTTTCCAATCATCAGTAGACAAGTCAATTACAATGGTTTCATGAATATTCAGGCTATCTATTGTAAATGGCAGCTCCCACCGGGGTTCAGTAGAAGCGCTCTCAAAGATACTAATACAGGCAAATAAATCAAAGGGAATACAAAAGGGAAACTTTTTGGTTATATCTGACTGTATCTGCCAGTTATTCGCCTTTGCATCCTCTTCCCCGGCAAGGGATTTCGCAATGGATTCAGTAAGGGAAACAGGAAGGGCCTTAATACCAGCCAGAACATCCGAAATAGAACCCGGGATATCAATGATCCGGTCTTTAATATCCGTTAACCCTCTGGATATTGCTTTGACTACATCCGTTATTACACCCAGCGGCTTGGTGATATCCGGTATCCAGGGGTAAGTTCCTGTATGTTCGCCCTCCTCTGCTTTTTCGCCGTATGTAACATTGATGGTTGATGCCAGAACCTGAGCCCGGTCAGCAGCGGTTATTGATGATTGCACATCAGATACAAGCTGTTCTGCAACATAAGAATCTTTTGGAATTGTGACCTCAACATCGGAAGTAACATCACGCTGCTGCGTATCAACATCGGAATTAACATCCACCCAGGTATAAGCACCAGTATATTCATTGATGGTATCCCCCAGGGTTCCATAAGAAAGATAAGTCTTTAATTCATCAAGAGAGCCGTAAACAGGAAACGGAATATTTGACATCGTTTCTGCGGTATAATCAGTTCCGGAAATCAGCATATAAGAGAAGTTTGTCTTTTCGTAAGGGTAGTAAGTATTGGTTCCGGAATTGTTCGAATAGGTAACTCTGGAAACCGGAGAAACTAATTTACCATCGTCATTCATATAATAGATTTCAAGAGTTTTGGAGCCAGACAACACACCCCCGACACGTTTCTCCTTTTGCAGCAAAAAGATATCGGAATGGCGGACAAGAGTATCACTTGAATGGTCATAGGAAAAATAGAAATCATCTGCCGATAAAGCAGGATTAAACTTTGAAAGGTCAACTCCCATGTTGTAGGAGTAGGAACTCTCAAATGAATTGTCAAGTCCGATTTGAAGTTTACTGATCCCGGTATTGGTTCCATAACCACTTTTGCTTTTAAAATAATCCTTAACCATATCAATGGTTTCCTGGCCCAATTTAACAACAGACCCGTAAGAGAATTCAGCCATAGCTTTATATGCAGTAAGGTATTTGGTATCTACTTTGACAAAGTCACCAATATCAGAAATAACGGAACCTAGATTTTTCGTGGAAACATCAACACCAACAGCGGACATTAAAATCGTCCATACATAATCAACAGCAGTTAAAACACCGGAGCCATAGACATACCTGGCACCAAGATAATCACTGACAGGAGTAAAAACCAGCATGAAAACAGCAAGGCACAAACAGAATCCTCTTTTTATCATAGACATAAAAGCTCCTTTCTAAGTATCTCAAATTTTCCTTCAGGAGATCCGGAGCAGTTGCGATCGGAAAAGGAAGTGAGATACAATAAAAATTTGTACAAAAAAGGAAGGGCAGGGCTTGCCCTTCCTGATCTGCCGTGACATTGGTCTTTATTTCGCAATCTGCCGGAAAAATTTAATCCCGAATCTGACCGCCATTCCAGCACCCACAACAACTAAAGCAATCGGGAGAGCTGCGGCAATCGTAGCTAGCATGTCACCTTGCACACTGGTAAATGCAGTCGTCATGATTCCGGTAATATCAACACTACCTTCCGCTGCATAAGCTGGAACCGCAGAAGCCATTGATACCGCAACCGGGAGAGCAACAAGTCCAATCCTGCGTGCATTTTCCTGAATTTTGTTAGTCATAAAATATCCTCCTTTAAGATTTTATCATTAACCCCAGTAGGGAGCTAATTACATAGAAAATCAGTTCAACAATCAGTTTTAATATGATACCGATACAAATACCACCGGAACATACCGCTATGTATGTTTCAATCATGCCAGGGCCTCCTGCTTATCAGACAAACACCGATCAAAACACCTAAGAACAACAAAAGAACAATTGCAAAATCTTGGTCAGGGTAAACGGCGGAAGAGGTCTCTTCTTCATCTTCAAGGGTATATGCTTCCGCTTGATCAACCTCCAAATCAAAATCAGCTTCCGATAATGTAAAAAGAATCATCAGCTAACCTTCTTGTCAGGCTTTTGATCAGGTTCCTGATTTGTATTGAATTGGCTGTCAGGTACCGGAGTAATCTGTACATCGGAAATATAGTCAAGATCAATTATTTTAAGGACTGGCTTTCCATCACTTCCAATGGACATGCTAAATTCTGCATCATAGAGAGCAGGAGCCCTTTTGATTTTTCCCATTACCTGAAATTCACAAGAGGACTTAGCCGGGCGGGTTCCTTTGGTGCCGTTTACATTGTCTTCGGCAACCAAATCCGTGTTAAAGTAATAATTAACAGATGTTCCCTGAACACGTTTTCCTGAATCGTCGGTCATATCATACTGACCAGCATAAAGTAAAATAATCTGCATTTTCATAAAAATATACCTTCCTTTCATCTAAGACAGCTCTAAAAAGCTATCTGCAATTAATATGACATATTTGATATACTGCAAAGTTCAAAATCGGGGAGAGTAACCCGGTCAAGGCCTGACTGATATTTAGGTATTGTCCGAGCAATTTGGGCCCCCCGGCGATGCCCCCAAATTGCCAAGCTGCCGTACCGGATACCCGATACAGAGCCAGGCGGGGCGGTAATCAAGGAAATAAGGGGAATTGCATCAACCTGGCGATGGTTGGAGTATTGACTGGCGTAAGCTGTTGTAAGCACCCAGCGCAATGGCTGCGCCTGCGCCGGGTGCCTGACCGAACGGCGGGGAATTTCGCCCGGTCAGTTTCGGGCCAGACCTAAACCAAAACCTGGCCCGGATTTTCATTTTTGAATGGTTTGGTTTAAAACCCTTGTAATGCTTTCTTTGGCATTCATGACACCAGCCGTCCCATACATGGTATGGAAAACGATATCATTAACAACCTGACCAATACCAAAGTCAAACAATACGTAATACTTGATAAAGCCTTTTAAAATATCTTTGTCACTTAAATCCCTATGTGCCAGAGCGAGCAACCAAATTTTTAAATCTTCCGTGTACCGTTCCATTAATGAATCCCCCCCCTTTCCATGTATCTCACTTACCGCAGCTGCAGCCTGGCTAATGAAGCAGTTTTGAGATACAGAATTAAATGATATGGCGACTGCGGATATATGTTATATCAAAGGATAATGATCTCAATTCAGATGCTAATTCATCAAATCGTTTCGCAGTATCTTTAAGGTACTTTTCTCGTTCGGAAATTTGCTTGTTAAGCCGATCAAGCGTTTCATTTCTTTCTGGTTCGGTATCTCTGGCATCCCGAATAACATTAACAAACTTCTGGTTGAACCCTTCCCCTGAATAACTGTTTATGTAATCGTAAATCTCTTCCGGAATTCTTACACTTTTTGCAACACTCATGCCGACACCTCCCGGAGCATTCCATGTTTCATAAGGTACTGAATGCTGAAATGTTCAATCAGGTAATCGGTGCCTTCTGATTCGTTTCGAAAGCAGATGATCGTGTCGCCTAAGACGGGTGTAACAGTTACACGGATATAGTCACCAGTAACGGGGTGTTGATATGACATCCAGTAGCAGGAATGATGATGACTAAAGTCGCATTTGTGCACCAAGGGAAGATTGTTGTTGACTGCACTCATAAGTGCATACATCTTAGATTTGTTTAGATTAAGCTTATAACCCATTTGACCTCCTATCCGCAGCGGGTATAAGAGCCTGCCGCAAACACATCATTAATAAGTTACTATGTTTACAGGAGCGGTCAAAAATGTTAGAATAAGACTGCGACGTTTTATTTAACATTTTTGGTGCTCCTGTGTTGGAGCTCCATATTAGACATCTGTAAAGATGATAATATGGCGGTATCTGTGAAGGGTGAAAAGGTAACACGCCTTACGTTTTTTATTATATCCCAACATAATGGGATTGTCAATTGATATATCCCAACTAAATGGGAAATTTGAGAGGATAAATATGATTGATGAATTAGGATTTGGTCAAAGATTAGAACAAGCTATGATAAAATCTGGATATAGCAATGCGAGATTAACTAAAGAACTGAATCTATCTAAAAATGCAATAGGTAATTATAAAAACAATCAAATCCCTAATACTATCACATTATTCGAGATATCCCAAAGATTAGGGATAAGTATGGAGTATTTACTGACCGGAGAAGAAAAGCATAGGGAACTTTCAGAAGATGAGCTAGAATTATTAAAGTATTTTCGAATGCTGCCCCAAAAAATAAAAGATCGAGAAATAGGACGTTTGGAGGATAGGGCTGAACAATACTCGACGGGGAAATCATCAGATTCAATGATAGGATAAAACATAAATAGATTGTATCTCAACTCAATTCCTGATCGGAGCAGCTCCGGGCAACCAGGGCGGAAAATTGAGATACAAAAGAGGGGAGCTCACGAAAACAGAGCCCCCCTCTTTGCGAAAATTGTAGACGAACAACGAAAAAGGAAATATAATGTAATTGTTGTCCACCCTATACCGTGCAACGGAAAGGGGGTGTGCGTGATGCAGTTTATATTAAGTTTCTTAGTTTCGGTCATGGCAGATGTAGTTGGCTATTACATACGCAAATGGTTAGACCGAGACAATATGGACAACTAACCGAAAAGAAACCCCGGAGACTAGCCCTCTCCGGGGTTTCGCTTTGTGCGTAATGCACATATTAAGTTTCTTGGCTATCTTTATCATATTCCATCCATATGAAGATGTCAAGTGAAACTTGTATCTCAATTATGCCGCAGCTGCCAGGATCCGGAAACAGAATTGAGATACACCGAAAATAAGAAAGTTCAGGACATGTGCCCTGAACCTTCCTAGCTGTTTTTATCCCCAACCCGTACAACGGAAAGGATATAGTTATTCTATACCCCAATGAATGGTATGTCAATAATTCTAGTATCTCAAATCCCGCTCTGATCGCTGGCTGCAGCTCTCAAAACGAGATACAAAAACAAATTCCTCTTAATCTATTTGTCCAGGGTTCGAGTCCCTGAAGGCGCACTAAAAAAGTACTGGTTTTGCAGACGGAGAGCTGCGGGGTCGGTGCTTTTCCTTTGTGTAGAAATAATGGTGGGAATCTGTTTGTCCTTTGGGAAGGACTACATATATTTGAGTTTTTATAACTCCTAACAAGAAAATCCAGGGCAGGCACCCTGGATTTTTACTTATTTCGCTTTTATCTAAAATAATCACTTTGTTCTGAAACTATTTCTATGGGTTTTTCCAGATCAGATTCTTTCATCTTCTGAATGGCAAGTACAAGGAACAGCACGGAAATTCCAAAATTAATGATGCCAAACATCGGTATGGAAAACGGCAGGAAGGATACAATTGCTTTAAGCAATAGAGGCAGCGTTCTGGCATAAACCGACATCTGATACAACTGTCCAAAGGTAAGACGGTAATTCAAACAGGAGGCGGTTATCATTCCAATAAGGGCAACCACCAGTACACCGAAGAAAAACAACACCGTCATGAATATAAACGCCAGAATCATAAAAGCTATAACAATCAGATAGGCCCTGGGTACCCACTGCCGGAGCTTTTCCCTGCTGAAAGTAAAATCAAAATCGGAAAAGTATCTTCCAGTAATTTCGCCTTTATTCTTTACAATAATCTTTTGTGCATCCATCAGGATTACCTGATAATAGTCTGAAATATATTCTCCGATCTCATCAGCATCATAAAAAGAGGTATCCGGAGAGGTGTTTATGTATATATACATTCCGCCTTGTTCATATTCAACCGGCTTCTCAACCCAAAGCGTTCCTTCGCTCAATTTAAAATCAGGAATATAATCTTCTATAATTTTTACAAATCCTCCTGTTTTAAACTGAAATCTAAAAAATGGAATTATCATGGTCAGTGAAAAATACAAGACCATAAGGACAAACCCTGCCAAGAATACTTTCCTGCGTTTGTTTTTAATAAATTCCTTATAGATTTTAAAATCATAAATTGATAAAAAAAGTTCTTTAAATACATTCATTCTCAT